GACTCTCCGGAGTCCCTTTTTTTATGCGTATAAATAATAGGGAAGGAAGATGTTCGGTGTATCGAGTACGCTGGCCAAGGATGGCACTATATTTAATTTAAGAGAGATGTAATGCCAACATATAATTATGAATGTAAGAACTGCGATAACAAATTAGAAATAATGCAGAAAATGTCAGATGATGTATTAACTACATGTCCTAAGTGTAAAGAAGAAAAACTAAAGAAAGTCTTTGTTGCGGGTGGTGGTGGTTTTCATCTTAAAGGTAAAGGTTGGTTTAAGACTGGTGGATACTAAGTTAAAACTTGTATAAATATCTGTATAAACTGGAGTAAGAAATAATGGCAGACTTTACTTGCGATACTAACTATCTCGCACCGACTGGATTTAAAATCACGGTATCTCGTGAGAACTTTCCTAACTTACAATTTTACGCACAACAAGTAATGCATCCCTCTATGGAGATGAATGCTGTTGATGTGCCATATCGAAGAGCGGCAGTAGCAGTAACTGGCGACACGGTATCTTTTGGTATGCTCTCTATGGACATTATGATGGACGAGAAGATGAACGTCTATGAAGAGTTGTTTCAATGGTTAGAGAGAATGGTTGAAAATAAGCATAGACCTAACACTGGCAGACTGCTAGATAATAGTGGCGAATCAATAGCACACTATTGTGATATTAGAGTACAGATTCTTAACAGCGCCAATAATGTCGCTCGTGAGTTAAAGTACGTCAACTCATTCCCCATTTCATTGGGTGATATAACATTTGCTGCCACGAGCGATGGGCAGTATCTTACGTTTCCTGTATCGTTTAAGTTTGACTATTTTGATTTTGTGTGATACAATGGTGTAGTTAACAACTACATTTTTAAGGTGAAATATTATGGATTTACAAACTGTTCTACAAGAATGGAAGAAAGACTGTGAGATTGAGTTTAACCAATTAGACGTTAGTTCACAGGAGACGCCCCGTCTCCATGCTAAGTATCTAACCCTACTCTCTGACTCGCGCCTGAAGTTAAAGGACGTGGAGTTCAAGCAGAAATTACTACTTAAAGATAAGTGGTTATATTACCAAGGTAAGATGTCTCGTGAAGAGATCGAGAAGAAGGGATGGAATCCTGATCCCTTTGATGGTCTGAAGATTCTTAAAGGCGAGATGGATTACTACTACAACTCTGATCCCGAGATCATGAAGAGCGAGGCAAGGATCACATATATAAAAGAACTAATCGATGTGTTGAAAGAAATTGTCGAGAACATTAAGTGGCGACACCAGACGATTGGAAATATGATCAGATGGAAACAATTTGAAGCAGGATTCTAAATGCAAACAATAACCCTGAAAATGAAAGATTACTCGATGCTTCAATTAGTGGAGTGTGACCCTGATGTGGTCCATGAATTGAGTGAACACTTTACATTTGAAGTTCCTGGTGCGAAGTTCATGCCCGCTGTAAAGAAGCGGTTGTGGGACGGCAAGATAAGAATGCTGGATCGTAACACAGGACAGATCAATGCAGGGTTATACTATGCTATAAAGAAGTTTGCTATGCAACGTGGGTATGGCATCAAGGTGGACGAAGGTGCTTACGGTTTCCCGTACTCTACTAACAAAGTCAATCACGTAGAGACTATGAATTGGATGGAAACTTTAGGAATTCCGTTCAAACCTCGCGACTATCAGTATGATGCTATAACACATGCAATCACATATAAGCGATGCATTCTAATATCACCGACTGGTTCTGGTAAGTCATTTATCATCTATCTGCTGATGCAATGGTACATGGCAAATCACGATAAGAAGATTCTCGTTATTGTTCCGACAACATCTCTTGTTGAGCAGATGTATGCTGACTTTAAGTCATATGGAATGGACGTTGACAACGAAGTACATAAGATTTATTCTGGTAAAGATAAAGAGACAGATAAGCGCATTGTTGTCACAACATGGCAGTCCATCTATAAGTTGCACCCAGTTTGGTTCGAAGACTATGGTGCTATCTTTGGTGATGAGGTGCATGGTTTCAAGTCGAAGTCACTGTCATCTATCATGAACAAAGCAAAGAATGCAGAATATAGATGGGGAACTACCGGTACACTTGATGGCACACAAGTACATAAGTTAGTGTTAGAGGGATTATTTGGTCCGGTACATCGCGTTACAACAACACACGCACTACAAGAAAATGAGACATTGGCAAAACTAGACATCGACATTATACTATTAAAGTATGCCGAAGAGTTTTGTAAATTAACAGAAGGTAGGAGTTACCAAGATGAAATCGATTTTATTGTTACTTACGAAAAACGTAACAACTTCATTGCAAACTTGGCGGTCAATCAAACTGGAAATACACTTGTATTATTTAACTTGGTTGATAAGCATGGCAAGGTGCTTCGGGATTTAGTAGAAGATAAACTCAAAGAAGGTCAAAGGATATTCTATGTTAGTGGGGAGACGAAGACAGCAGATAGAGAACAGATTCGTAATATTGTTGATAAGCATAATAATTGTATCATTGTTGCCTCTCTTGGCACTTTTTCTACTGGTATTAACATACGAAATCTGCACAATATTATATTCGCGTCTCCGAGCAAGTCTCAGATACGGGTCTTACAGTCGATTGGACGTGGACTAAGACAGAGCGATGATGGGTCAGTTGCTAAACTATATGATATAGCGGATGATCTACATACGGGTAAGAAGAAGAACTTTACGCTTCTCCATAGTGGGGAAAGAATAAAGATATATAACAGTGAACAATTTCCTTATAAGATAACTCAGGTTGATATATGATGAATGAATTAGATTTTGCACAATTTAAGTTGACGAGTGGACATGAGATAGTATGTGAGGTATTGGAGTGGACTGATCCAAATATTTCGGACTCTAAAGATATCATTATTAAAAATGTTATGCAGATAGTGAGTGGTCAAATGAATGATAGTGGTGAAAGTATTTTCATGTTCCGTCCTTTCGTTCAATTTTGTGAAGGTGAGAAAGAATATATGGTGCTGGATATGTCTCAAGTAGTTACTAGTAATCGTCCTAACAAGCATCTTTGTGCTGAGTTTATGTATGCAGTGCAAGAGATGAATGATATTGCTTTAGAAAGAGATGAAGAAGTTGCGGCAGCAGAAGCAGAGTTAGAAGCAAACTTAGCAAAAAATACAAAGCGTTTAGAAGCATCGATGAAAAGAGTGTTTGGTCCTGAGGGTAATAATGTTGTTCAGTTTCCCTTTATGAAGTCTAAACCAGAAGACGATGATACTATTCACTAAGCGTTTAAAGATTTTCTTTGTGATTAAAAACGTGCTAAGTGCATTATACTAGGAATGGAAAAGGATGTCAACCTTTTTCTTTGATTATTTTCAGTTAAAATTATTTCTTGACTAATACTCTCCAATAGTGTATAATGGAGTCTATATTAAACGAAATGGCATTATATTATGAAAATTGGTTTTACTTGTTCAGCATTTGATCTACTACATGCGGGTCATGTACAGATGCTCCGCAATGCAAAAGAGGAGTGTGAATATCTTATAGTAGGACTTCAAGTCGATCCACAACTAGATCGCCCACAAAAGAACGCACCCATTCAAACTATCGTCGAACGTTACACGCAACTTCAAGCGTGTTCATACGTTGACGAGATTGTTCCTTACAGCACCGAGAGAGACCTTCTTGATATTCTTTCTATGTACGATATAGATGTACGTATACTGGGCGAAGAATATAAGGACAAAGAGTTTACTGGCAGAGACCTCTGTCGTAAGCGAGGTATGCATATCTACTTCAATGAAAGATCCCACAGATTCTCTTCGTCTGATTTAAGACAAAGAGTGGTTGACAATCAGGCAAAAGTGGTGTATAATAAACCAACTGTAACTGCTGAGTCTCGCGCTCTGAAAGCAGAGTACTCTTTAGAATTGGCACAAGACCTGAAAGCAGTCCACGGTCTGGACGCTGAAACGAAGTTACATAAACCCTTAACCCGAGTAAGCAAAGATAATGAAAGAACCAACAAAGAAACTTAAACCAAAAGAGAAACCGCATTACGTTAATAATGCTCAGTTCTCACAGGCGGTAGTGGACTATGTTGCATCTAAGAATGCCGCAGTAGCGATAGGCGAAGTACCACCAATCGTCACTAACTACATTGCGGAATGCTTTTTAAAGATATGTGAAGGACTGTCGCATAAATCTAACTTCGTCCGATATACGTATCGCGAAGAAATGGTAATGGATGCTGTAGAAAACTGCTTAAAAGCAATTGAAAACTATAATCTTGAAACTGCCACACGAACTGGTAAACCTAATGCATTTGCATACTTTACACAGATTAGTTGGTATGCTTTTCTTCGTCGTATCGAGAAAGAGAAGAAGCAACAGGATATCAAGATACGCTACTTGTCAGAGAGTGGATTGTCTGAACTAGTTAGTAATGAGTTGCTTGATGCCGGAGTACAACAGCAGACACAGGCGTTTGTAGAAGAGTTACGTGGTAGAATCGACTATGTTAAGTCCAACGACAGACTCATTAAAGAGTATGCTAAAGACAATAAACGTAAACGTCGAAGTCGCTCTGTCGATTCTGATTTGTCTGGACACTTTGAGGAATAAACAATGAAGATTGCTTTCCTGAATGACACTCATTGTGGTGTACGAAATTCTTCTGAAGTCTTTATGGACTATCAAGAGAGATTCTATCGTGACGTATTCTTTCCATATCTGAAAGAGAACGGAATTACTAAGATTGTGCATCTTGGTGATTACTATGAGAATAGAAAGACTATTAACTTTAAGGCACTAGAACACAATCGTAAGATATTCCTAGAGAAACTTCGTGAGTATAAAATACACATGGACATTATTCCGGGTAATCACGATGTGTACTACAAGAACACGAATCAACTGAATGCTCTAAAAGAACTACTCGGACATTATATGGCAGAGGTTCGTATCATCGAAAAACCTACTGTTGTTAATTATGATGGTCTTGATTTTGCACTTGTTCCGTGGATAAACCAAGATAACGA